CTGGTGGTGGTGGCGGTGGTTATGATAGTGCAGCTGGAGGAGGTGCAGGAGGTTATCGTACATCCACTCAAGCAGTGAGTGCTGGAACAGCAATTACAGTAACAGTAGGAGATGGTGGTGCTGCAATAGGTGGTGGTGGTAATGGAAATAACGGTTCAAGTTCAGCATTTTCTGGTCCAGGTTTAACAACTATAACTTCTGCCGGTGGTGGTGGTGGCGGTGGTGGAGGAGGTTCTAGTGTTGGTAATAATGGTGGTTCTGGTGGTGGTGGAAGTGGTACTTCAGCTGGAGGAACAGGTAACACTCCAAGTACATCACCTAGTCAAGGAAATAATGGTGGTAACGGTGCTGGTGGAGCTAGTACTGGAGGCGGTGGTGGTGCTGGTGAAGCCGGTAACACAGATGGTCAGAAACATGGTGGTGATGGTGCAGCATCTTCAATAACAGGTTCTTCAGTTACAAGAGCAGGTGGGGGTGGAGGAAATTCAGCAGGTCCAGGAGGAACTGGTGGTGGAGGAACTGGTGGTACTTCTCCAGGTTCTACAGGTGGAACAGCAGGAACAGTAAATACTGGCGGCGGTGGCGGCGGTGGAAATAGTAATTTAAATAGAACTGGAGCAGCAGGTGGAAAAGGTGTAGTTATTGTAAGTATGCCAGACGCAGTTTATACAGGAACTACAACAGGTAGTCCAACAGTTGCTACAGGAGTTTCAGGAAGAACAGTTTTAACATTTAATGGTTCAGGGAGTTACACATCATAATGGCTAGTTTCGCAAAAATAGGTTCAAACAATAAAGTGATTGAAGTTCTTTCAGTTCATAATAATGAACTACTAGATTCTAACGGAGTTGAACAAGAAGCTAATGGAATTAATTTTCTAAATAATTTAACTGGTTGGTCTATTTGGGTTCAGACTTCTTACAATACTATTGGTGGAGTTCACAATAATGGTGGTATACCTTTAAGAAAAAATCATGCAGGAATAGGTTACACTTATGATGAAGATAGAGATGCTTTTATAGCACCTAAACCTTTTAACTCTTGGATTTTAAACGAAGATACTTGTCTTTGGGAATCACCGATTTCTGAACCAACATTGACAGAAGAAGAAATTAATAATAATAATTATTATTCATGGAATGAAGATAATCAAACTTGGGATTTGGAACAAAGATAAATTAAATTAGTGGTGTGGATTTAAAAAATTATATACTTAAATTAGATAATTGGATTCCTCAAAATATTATAGATAAATCTATAAAAGAATTATCTGATGACAATACTTGGCAGAGACATACCTTTGCTAATCCAAAAACATTTGAATTAAAACCAAAAAATGGAGATAAAGAACTTGATGTATGTTCTGGAAATAAACTTACTTATTTAAAAGAATTTCATCAATTAACTTGGAAAGCATTAGAAAGATATATTGTTATTGAAAAAATTGGTGGAAAAGAGTTTGATGGTTGGTCAGGTTTTAGTCCAATAAGATTTAATAGATATAATAAAAATCAAATTATGTCTAAACATTGCGACCACATTAAAAGTTTATTTAAAGGAGAAATAAAAGGTATTCCTATTTTAAGTATTTTGTGTGTCTTAAACGATGATTATAAAGGTGGTGAGTTTATAATGTTTGATGATTACGAAATTAAATTTAAAGCTGGAGATTTAATAATATTTCCATCTGTATTTTTATATCCACATTTAGTTAAGCCTGTAAAGAAAGGAACAAGATTCTCTTTTGTATCTTGGTGTTATTAATGAAAGAACCTATAATACAAAATTTATTTCCTACACCTATTTATATGTCAATTATAGATAGACCATTTACAAAACAAGAATTACAATTTGTTAAGGAACAAAAAAAACATTGTGTCAAAAATCAAGGAAATATCAATACTAAAGACAATTATATATTAAATAGAAAACAATTTAAAAATATCAAAAAAATTTTAGATCAATGTTGTAAAGATTATTTAGAAAGAATTATATCTCCTAAAAATAATATAGAACTTTATATAACTCAATCGTGGTTAAACTACACAGAAGAAAATCAACATCATCATACTCATGCACACCCAAATTCAGTTGTATCTGGTGTATTATATTTTGATTGTGATAAAGAAAACGATAAAATTAAATTTACAAATCCAGTAGGCTACCAGCAAATAAAACCTGAAATAAAAGATTTTAATATATGGAACTCTGAAACTTGGTGGTTTGTTTTAGAAACTGGTCAATTAGTAATGTTTCCATCATCAACTATTCATCAAGTAGAAACTAAAAAAGGAAATAATACCAGAATAAGTCTAGCTTTTAATACTTTCTACAAAGGAGCTGTAGGGTCAAATAAAGATTTAACAGAGTTAATTTTATAATAACAAAATGATATATCCCTATGATGAAGGCAGTAATTCACCACACCTACTGCCTTCTTTATAAGGTTATAAAAGTAAAAAATAGACTATGTTTATAGATTAATTTTTTTAGTGTATAATAGCTCTATGCCGTTAACAAATGTACAAATAGCCCCAGGGTTCAATAAACAAGTAACCGAAACAGGAGCCGAAGGCCAATGGACTGATGGTGATTTTGTAAGGTTTAGGTATGGACTTCCTGAAAAGATTGGTGGTTGGGAACAAATTACAAGCTCAACCTTAGTGGGCTCAGTAAGAGAACAATTAGTTTACGCTGATTTAGATTCAAGACGTTACGTTGCCTTGGGTACAAGTAAGGTATTATTAATTTATTACGAAGATTCTTTTTACGATATTACTCCATTAGAGAGTGCAATTAGTGGAGCAACTTTTACTACAGTAAATACTTCCCCTATTGTTACAGTTAATAAAACGTTACATGAATTATCTGTTGGAGATTTATTTACTTTTACTTCAGTGACTCCACCAACAGGTGCGGGTTACACAGCAGCAAATTTTACAGATAATACTTTTGAAGTTATAACTACACCCTCGATTGATACTTTTACTATTACGATGGCTACGAACGCTGGAACTTCTGTTTCTGCAAGTGGTGCGGCTACGATAAATCCTTATATAAAACTTGGTCCACTAAATCAAACTGCGGGTTTTGGTTGGGGAACATCTTTGTGGGGAGGAGCTTCTGGAATTACTTCTACATTAAATGGCTCACTTTCAGATAATACCGCAGGTACAGGGGGCTCAGGGACATCTATAACAGTTACTGCGACTACCAACTTTCCAACAACTGGCACAATAAAAGTAGGAGCAGAATTTATTTCTTATACTGGAATTACAACAACTACTTTAACAGGTATAACAAGAGCTGTTGCAGGCACAAGATCGGCTCATTCTAGTAGCGCATCGATTGAAGTCTTTATTGGATGGGGAGAAGATAGTTTAAGTTCCTCTGTGGTTTTAGAATCTTCTAATTGGTCATTAGATCACTTTGGACAAAAATTAGTCGCAACAGTAAAAAATGGAAAAACTTTTGAATGGGATCCTATAAATTCAAACGTTAGTGCATTAAGTACAAGGGCAACAGCGGTTGCAAGTGCACCGACAAAATCAGTTATGTCAATTGTATCTGAAAGAGATAGGCATTTAATTGTTCTTGGGACTGAAACAACTATTGGAACTCCTTCTAGTCAAGATCCAATGTTTATTAGATTTAGTGATCAAGAAAACTTATCAGATTACCAACCCACTTCTGTAAATACTGCAGGTACATTTAGATTAGACTCTGGTGTAAGAATAGTAGGTGCGGCAAAAGCAAAAGATTATATTTTAATTGTAACTGATACCTCTGCTTATGTTATGCAATTTGTTGGTCCCCCTTTTACTTTTTCTATAAGGCAAGTTGGAAGTAACTGTGGATTAATTGGTCAACATGCTATCAAATATGTTAATGGTAGAGTATGGTGGATGGGCCAAGCAGGAGGGTTTTTTGTGTATGATGGTACAGTTAAATCACTTCCCTGTTTAGTAGGGGATTTTGTTTTTACTGACAAGGGTGATAACTTAGGAATAAATTATAGTTCAGGTGAACAGATTTATGCAGGCTTAAATCATTTATATGAAGAAGTTAGTTGGTTTTATCCTAAAAGTGGTTCTCAAAATATTGATAGAGTAGTTACTTATAATTATACTGGAAATAATTGGACAACTGGGTCTTTAGCAAGAACTTCTTGGCATGATTCAACTTTATATTCAAATCCATATGCTACAGAATTTAACGGAACAGGCACACCGACTTTTCCAACGGTTC